TAGGAGTGTCGTCTACTTCAACGCGAAGGGATGCCGCGTTTTTAAACTCAACGCCATCAGCACCTGCAAAACGAACCTCGCCTAGGTTTTGATTTTTTGGAACAATCGTGTAGGTGCCAATGGCGCCGGAGCGGGCTTTAGCTATGAAGACACCAGGAGGAGCGACGGTGTCACCCCAGTTAACTGCGGAGTAGCAAGCACCAGCGAAAACAGTGGCCGTAGCATCATGTATCTGCCGGACAGGAGTGCCACCAGTGGCGGGCATTGCCAGTGGAGTTGTGTGTCCTTGAATTACGCGGCCAGCAGCATCAATTACAAAAGGATTATTATCAGGGTTGGCACTGTCTTCAACCACGAGAGCGTTACCCGCGCCAGTTTGCGTGACACGCAAAGCATCTTCTGCGGTATTGGCGCTGATATTGACAAGAGCGCCAGTGTCAGTGGTGCCAATGCCGACGCGACCGTCTAGAACTGTTGCGCCAGCTACGTCTAGGGTGCCGGGAATATCTACGTTATCGGTCCATTCGACGCCAGTGCCTGCCGCGTCAGTTTGCAGCAGTTGACGTGCAGCGCCATCAGCAAGTTTTGATACTGCAATTTCAGCACTTGCGCTGATGTCAGCATCAACGATAGTGCTATTGGCAATCATCGCGCTGGTGACAGTGCCACTGTCGCCAGTAGTAACAACGTTGCCAGTTACGTTGGGGAAAGTGATAGTGCGATCAGCAGTAGGATCTGCGACCGTAATGGTGGTTTCATTGCCATCGTTGGTGCTACCTTCAAACACCAAGCTGCCGGTATTGCCGATCTCCAGCGCACCAGTGATAACACCGCCAGCCTTGGGTAGTGCCGCATTAGCAAGGTCATAAGCAGCTTTGACTGCTGTAGGCGTTGCAGCGAGTGTGCTGCTGGTAGTACCTGTGCTGTCGCTAAGCTGAACAATGCCATTCACGCTGGTGGTAGCGGAACGCACCGTCAGCGCCGGCGTAGTGGTGGCGGTAGCAACCGTCAGTGCTGCCGTGGAGCTGCTGACGCTGGTGACCGTGCCAGTCGTTGGCGTGGTCCAATTCAAGCCAGTGGATTGGGCGCTGTCGGCAGTCAGTACTTGGCCGTTGGTGCCTACCGTGCGCTTGGCGAGCGTGGTGGCTGCGGTGGCAGCAATAAGATCGCCTTTGGCGTAGCTGGCGAGGTTAGTGCCGCCACGTGCTACAGCAAGGGTGCCGCTAGTGATGTTGCCCGCGTTACGGCATTCGGTGCTGACTTCTTCAATGGCAGTTTGTACCGTAGTTGCCGCAAGATCCCCAGATGGAGTAAAGCTGACTTGAGATGCGGCGATAGAGCCAGCGCCAGCAGATACATCAACTTCTACCCATCCAGGACTGGAAGTATTGTAAACAGAAAGAATAAGATCCGGTGGCGCAAGTGTTACATTCGGCGCATTGCCGCTGGTAATTGTACCGCCTTCGCTAACCACGAAATAATGTTTATTGTTCGTCGCAGATGATGCAGGCAATGCACCAAGCGTAAAACCAGCGGCTGCACCTTCAGGCGTTACGCTTGCAATTTTCCCGATGCCAACCGGATCACTTGCGTCAAACGTACCAGCAAAAATGATTTGCCCCGCCGAGATGCCAATCGGCACCCATACGTTGCCATCCCACATGTAGAAGGACTTATCTAGCGGGTTTAGATGTATCTGGCCAATGAAACTGGGGATTGGAAAAGTTTCGCCTAGGGATGCAGTGCTGTAATCTGCTAGTTTATCAATTGTGACTGCACCATCGGCAAGGCGATCTGTTACCAAGCCGCCTGTGGTGATCTTAGCGGCGTCGATGTCTGGAATATCTACTGCTTCAAGAAGTGCGCCAGCGCTGATATGACCTTCTGCATCAACAGTCAGCTTGGTGTAAGTGCCTGTTGCAACGCTATTGGCGTGGTTCAGCGTGCCACCATTTACCGACAAGCCAGTGCCAGGTTGAATTATTCCTTTAGTCGATGCAGTTGCGTCGGGCAAATCATCGGGGATTAAAGCGCGAAATGTAGGTGCAGCATCAGCGCCAGTTGCAGGTCCCACAAATGCTGTATTGGCAGTCTGAGTGTCTAGAGATGTGGTGACATCAGCAGTATGATTGTCTGGATATGCAATAGCAAATGCAATGGGGGTGTTGTCCGTGAAGTTGATAGCGTTGATAGCGGCTTGCCTAATCCATGCAGTGCTATCCCAGACATATTGAACACTGGTATTGGTGTCGAAATACTGCTGGCCTTCAAAATCACCACTGCCTGTTGGCACACCAGCTTGGACGATGGTGGCGCTGTCGTCTGCCATCTTGGCGCCAGTAATGGCGCCATCGAGCACCTTATCTGTGGTGATCGCATCAGCGGCAATGGCATCAGCGGCAAGTCCAGCCGCATCTACTTTGGCAGTGGTGATGGCGCCATCGGCTACTTTGGCGGTGGTAATAGCGCCATCAGCTACTTTGGCAGTAGTGACGCTGCTGTCGGCGTAAGCAGCAGTATCGAGTGCAGTCACCTTGGCAGTCGTGACAGCGCCATCAGCTAACTTGCCTGTGGTAACCTGCAGGTCACCAATACCAGCAGTTGGAGCAATTACTTGTTGATAAGTGCTGCCATTGAAGACCTGTAAGTTACCACTGGTGCTATTGAAGTAGCCGCGTCCTTCAAAGTTATCCGTGCTCGGTTCAGTAGTTTGTACGGCGATGGAACTGTCATTTGCCAGCTTGGCAGCAGTGACTGCATCATCGGCCAGCGCCGTAGTGCTCAGCTTGGTAACGCTTGCCTGGTCTAGCTTGTCGATGTCGATGCTGCTGGCATCAATCAGATCCAACCCAGCATCAACCAAATCCTTGGCGGTGACTTTCTTGGTTTGGCTGGCGGAGATGTCCGCGATGGGCAGCACATCCGTGGCATCCACGCCTGCCTTGGGTAAGGACGTGAGCTGGGTTATGCGTTGGTCAGCCAAGGTTCAACTCCGTGCTATGGACAGTTTAGTCCTCTGTTTCCTTGAGCAGGAAGTCAAGGGACTGTTCAATTTCAATGCGATCATCGTCTTCCTTGAGGACATAGCCGGTAGGCTCGCCAACCAGCAGGCGAATTTCGCCAGTTGTCACAAAGTCTATCGTGCATGTAATGGCGCCATCGGCATTTACGGTTACGCCGGTTTGTGTAACCATTGCTTGCATCTCGTAGAAAACATTGGTGAGTGACTGGTCCAGCTCTTTGTCTACTAGGTAAAGCGCCAGGTCGAACTCGCTGCCAATGTCAACGCGATGTATGAGCTGCAGCATCAGTAGCGGCGTCTCTTTGATGCCGGTTGACGTGTAATCAAACAGGCAATCGATAGATCCGCTGCCGCTTATGATGCCTGCTGAGTATTGCTTTTGAAACTTATCAGATAGGCTTGTGGTGTCAATAGTTTCGCGGCTTGTGTTAAGCGTATAACTGGTTACATTGCCGAGCACGTTAAACGTTACATCTCGCACTCGGACATTGATTTCTAACGCAGCGCCTGCGAATGAGGCTAGGCTTATCTCTGCTGCGCGGTTGTTATTGACAGCGTTTTCAAACTGATAAAAAAACCGTAAACCGCCTACAGCATTGACATGCACATATGCTGAAATGGTGGACTCTACTGTTGCAGATGACCATGATGAAGCCGCGAAACAGACCAGTCCGCGAGCGTCGGCGGTGCTGATGTCGATGCGGTCGCCTGTAAGCAGGTTGTCTACGGCGCCGTCAAAGCTAAGGCGATTGAGGCTTGTGTTTACGTCATCAGGCTTTATACGGTCTTCCAGTATTCCATAAGGCGCATCAATACCACGCCGCAAGCGGACGTTGCCGTGATTGCCGAGGAATACCGCCATTAAACTATTACTTGAACAAAGTCGTCGTCCATGGTGAATTGGATTGGCACTACGCTCAGTTCGCCGGTACTTACTGATACTTGGGCGCTGGTAATGTAGGCATTCATTTTAATGTCATCTGCTGCACCGCCGCCTACGTTTAGTTCCAGAAGCACGCGATCTGAATCTGTTATGGTGCCTGTTTGCATAATTTTAGACAATAGTGCTGTGAACTCAGTGCGAGTTGCAGACTCCCCAGACTCTAATCGGTAATACATCAAAGTGGCGCTTCCAGTGGCACCTTTGACGCCAGGCGTAAAAGTGTTGACTCTGCTATCAATTGAATTTGTGGACAGCAGCTCCAGCGTGGTTTCCACCGACCAGTCGCGGATTTTGGCGACGTTCTTGCCGTTGAATTTGAGCGATCCGGTACGCCCTGTGTAGAAGCCCATTGCTAGGTGCCGCCCATGATGCGCTAAGTCTAGCCGACCTCGGGATCGCCATCAATGGTAAACAACCCTGCGACGTAGCTGGCGATGCCTTCCGCGATATATGACTGACCATTGGTGTCACACGGGTGTTCCACTGCGCGGATGGTGGTTTCACCTTCCTCTTCCATCGTCACCTCTGTCACGCGAAACACGCGCTTAGAGCGAACGTCTTTACCGAGCACGAACAAGTCACCGGCACGCGACTTAAGATTAGGAGCGGCACCATCGGTAATGACTACCTCCTTGAAAGGACGAGTGCCATCAGTGCTGCCGTAAGTGAGGACGCTATAAGTGCCATCAGGGACGACTTGAAGCGGCACATTGAGCACGCCACCGCTCTCGATGCGACCTGTGTAAATGCTATCCCATTGATTATTGCTGGTTTCGACGTAAATGTAGCTGCCGGGCATTACAAAAATGTCCGTAGGAAACGTCATAAATTCAATAGCGCGACGATTGTAACGACGCATGTTGCAGAGGTACTTGCCAAGTAAAATTGCCTGAGCGCGTGTTGTTACAAACTGAGAGATGTCGATGCTTTCTCGTATTGCATTAGACTCTTTTGTGTCAGTGCGAATCACTTCGACGCTGTTGTTGCGCGGGAAGACGCCACCACGTTCAACATCACGATAGACAAGTGTGATGATTACATCCTGAACACTGGCACCGTAGTCAATAAATTCCTCCTTAAAAGTATCTTCAAGGATGTTGCCTTGGTTAAATAATGCTGTAATTGATATAGCACGCGTCATCCTGCCAGTTGATTTAATGTATGGCAACGCCGGCACAAGTGTGTCCTTGCCTCCGATTTTGCCAAATTCCAGCAAACTAAATGGTGCTACCTGAGCCCAAAATTCACGCCATGGCCTGCTATCTGCAATTAAACCATCCATGAATAGCTTGTTGCGTTGGCAGTATCGCTTGCTTTGTGCTAGTTGTTTTACATCAACCGAATGCAGGCTGGCGTAGCGGCCAATGCCATTGGCACTGTCCAGTACGGTGTCAAGAAAGATGTCTGGTGCAAATGATGTGGACTGGAAGATTCGGGCTCCATTTGCATCGAGATCTTTCATATTTGGTTTAGCTTTCGCAAACTCCCTAATTTTTTCGTAATCTACGTCTTCTGTGCGCTCGTTGCCAAAGTAATCTTGCGTAGTGGGCAGTAGCCGCACTATCTTGCCCTCGGTGACGTATGCGCTAATGCTGCGCAGGTCTTTAGTCCCCGATCCTGAGACGACGTGTAGTGCTAGGGTGGACAAGTCTTTGTATAGGTTGGGGCCGTAGGTGTCCCAGTCCGCAATAAGCTGCTCAGTTACAGCAGTAATTTTGATTTCAGTCGATGAATCAAACGAAAAAGAAGTGTTGGAAAAGGCGTCGTAATTAAACAGGTCGGTCTCGGAGGTATTAGCTGGTGACTTGTTGAATTTAGGGTAATCGCCCCTGTTGTTGCCGCTATATCTAGAACCGTTAAAATACACTTCCAAATCTGCACTGCCTGTCGAGCCAGAGCCTAGCGTAATAAGTGGCCCGTTGGGATTCAAGTAACAAAAACCACGTGTTGTAAAAGTTTTAATTTCCGTAAAGCTATCGACTACCGGCTCCAGCTTGATTTCAATAAATTGTGGGCCAGCATTGCGTGTGACTAATTTTAGATAAGTAAAGACCTCCTGCTCATTAAAACCACGGCAGCAAAAGATATACGGCAGTCTTGTGTACTTGGGAGTACCGTCAGGATTAGTTTTCTTGCCTATATTGTGCCACACTGTAAACATTGCAGTGCGTGGTTTGACGCCATTATCTGATGCGTTGTGTCCGTAGCTAATCTGTTTAGTGCCATATACACTGGAACGCCCGCTGATGCGTCTATACGCTTGGAATCGCAAGGCTATGTCCAAGACATTGCAT